GAAGGAGTGCCAATCGTGGCGCGTACCAATCTCGACGTCTGGATTCCCGAAGAGAAGGGTTCCGACGTCCTGCTCGCCGTCCAGAACACGAGCGCGGCGGAGGCGCTGTGCCGTCGCGAGCCGATGGGCAGCGACACGAAGTCGATCCCGCGTGACGGCGGCGTCGACGTGGCGGTGACCCCGAAGGGCACCGCGTACACGGAGAACGACAACACGGACGACGAGGTCACGCTGCGCGCCCGGAAGTTCACCGGTCTGCTGCGCATCGCCGACGAGGACATCGAGGACATCCCGCGCGACATCGTCGCGCAGAAGCAGCTCGCGTGGGCGTCCACCTACGCGCGCCGTCTCGACTTCTCCGTGTTCTCGAACACCGCCGCCGAAGACGGTCTCGCCGTCCCGTTCACGAGCATGTACCGCGCGCTCGCCGACGACGACGCGACGGTCGGCTACACCGGCGGCGACAACCTGATGCAGACCGCCGGTGACCTGTCGTACGACGACCTGTCCGACGTGCTCGGCATCGTCGAGAACGACGACTACTTCGACCAGCTCGCCGTCGCCGCGCACCCGTCCTTCAAGGGCCGGTTCCGTGGGCTGAAGGACAACGACGGTCGGCCCATCCTGATGGAAGGGAACGGCACCACGCCCGACACGCTGTTCGGCTACGACGTGCGGTGGTCCGCCGGTCTGAAGACGGGCACCGACGTGCGGGTCGGCCCGGCGGGCGCGGGCAACCCGCTGCTCGCCGTGTTCAACCGTGGCTTCGCGATCCTGGGCATCCGGTCCGGGCCGGAGTTCGCCGTCGTGAACGGCTTCACCGGCGCGTCGGCGCTCACCGACGAGGCGCTGATCAAGGCGCGTTCGCGGCGCGGGTTCGTGCTCGCGCACCCGAAGGCCGCCGCGATGATCGAGATCACCGCCGCCGCCTGATCCGACGCGGGGCGGTAGCTTCGGCTGCCGCCCCGCCTCGCCCGTTCCACACTTCGAGAGGATCAGGACAGTGAGCGAACCGAACGACGGCGACAGCGCCGTGAAGGAGACGAGCGAGGTCGAGCTGCGCACCGTGCCGAACGTGCGCGAGCACGCGAGCGCGGCGGAGTTCGTGAAGGACTACCTCGCCTTCGTCGACGACGCCGACGAGGACGTGCCGCAGGAGCTGATCGAGCGGCAGTACACCGACATCAGGCAGACCGCGATGCAGCGCGGGATGCGCCCGACCGGCGACCCGTCGCTCGTCGAGCAGGTGAAGGTCGACAAGCGGAACGTGCGTCTCGTCTACTCGCTGCCGGTCGTCGTCGCCACGCCGCGCCCGGAGCAGCCGGAGACGGTCGAGAAGGCAGCGGTCGCGGGCGAGCAGTCGGCGACCGGCGAGCCGGTGAAGAAGACGGGCGACGCGGCGCGCACCGCCGACGGGAAGGACGTCGACACGTCCGCCCCGAAGACGCCCGCGACCGGTTCCCCGATGCCGAAGAACGCGAAGAAGGGTGACGTCTGATGCCGATCGCAGCTTCGGACATCGTCTTCCGTCTCTCGACGACCGCCGGTGCCGCCGGTGACACGACCGCGCAGGCGGACCCGAACGCCTCGCTCGGCAAGTACGTGTCGACGACGGCGTGGGCGGCGGGCACGAACACGCTGTTCGACAACATCACCGGCGACGAGAACGCCGCGTCGACGGTCGACTACCGGTGCTTCTTCGTGCTGAACAACCACGGGTCGCTGACGCTCGAAGCCGCCGTCGTGTACGTCTCGGCGGAGGTCGCGGGCGGTGCCGACATCGCGATCGCGGTCGACAACATCGGCCCGGTCGCGAAGGGGCAGGCGGCTGCGCAGGCCGCGCAGATCGCGTCGCAGACCGCCGCACCGGCGAGCGTCGGCGCGTTCGGTACGCCGACGACGAAGGCTGCCGGGCTGGCGCTCGGCAACATCGGTCCCGGTCAGGTCCGCGCCGTGTGGGTCCGCCGCACGGCGAAGAACAGCGCCCCGATCAACGCCGACGGCTTCACGGTCTCGGTCGCGGGCGACACCGCCGCCTGATCCGTCCGACCCTGAACGGGGCGCTGCCCTTCGTGGGTAGCGCCCCGTTCTGCATGAGAGGCTAGGCAGCGTGTCGAGCGAACCGGTTTGGAAGGGCACGTACAACAGCGGCGCAGGGTACGGGCAGTCGCGGTTCATCGACGTGCCGACCGATCCGGGCGACCGGCTCGTTGTGCTCGACGCAACCGGCGCGACGTCGAAGAATGTCTACACGCCGCAGGCGGACGGGCTGTCGTGGTCGTACATCACCGGCGTGTATCAGGTCGCGTCGCACTGTCAGACTGACATCACGATCTCGTCGCCGTCGCCCGGCGGGACGATCCGCGTCACGGTGCCGACGAACAACGCATCGACGACGGTCCCGTGGGCGTTCTCGATCTTCCGCTTCGGCGGCGTGTCCGGGTGGGGCGCTGTCGACTCGCGCGTCGACGTGAACGGCATCAACGTGTTGGACATTCAGCCGCCGAGCGATCCGCCGCGCGCCGCTGTGTGCTTCATCAAGGCCGGATGGAACGGCGTCGACTGGCCCGGTCGATCGGCTGATCAGTCCGCCGGTCCGTCGTACGAGCAGATGTACACGCGCATCGGCGGGCGGCTGACGGTCTCGACGGGCGTCATCTACCCGTCGACCGTGCGCGGTGCGCGCAACGTCGGGCAGTACACGAACGCGGCAGGCGAAGTCGACTCGCAGTCGGCGTTCGTCCTCTTCGGCACGATGACGCCGATCGAGCGGTCGCAGGGCGGCACGACGTACGGCGTCCGTCAGGTCGGCGGCGTCACCGCTTCGCGCTCGACGACGTACGAAGTCTTCCCGACGACGACGCCGGTCGAGAACAGCCGGGCGACGACGTTCCCTGTCCGTGCGCTCGTCGACGCCTCGCGCGCCACGACGCACGCCGTCCGCGCCCGCATCATCGACAGCAGCGACGCGACCACGTGGGGCGTCAGGAGCGCGCTCGCCCCGATCGGGCGCTCGTCTACCTGGGGCGTCTCGCAGGTCGTCAGCGGGCAGCACGGGGCGACCGCGTGGGGCGTCCGCGACGGCGTGTCCGGCGACCGGTCGACCGCGTGGGCGCTCGCCGTCTCGCTCGTGACGCAGCTCACGTCGACGTGGCCCGTTCGCAGCGGCACCGGGGACGCGCACAGCGAGGCGTACGGCGTCCGCGTCCCGGTCGGCGAGGCGAGCGTCGCGGCAAGTTACGACGTGAAGTTCGGCATCGAGTCGGCTGTCAGCGACACGTACCGCGTCAGCTTCTACCCGTCGAACCGCGTCGACGAAGAGTACGCCGTCCGGTCGATCGTGACCGGCGCGCGCTCGACGACCTCGCCCGTCCGTGCCCGCGTCAGCACGAGCCGCGCCACGACGTACGGGGTCCGCCGCCGGATCGCGGACGCGCCCGACAGCGAGCTGTACGCGGTGCGCGCGCTCGTCGACGCGAGCACGGGCGACGAGCAGTACGCCCGCGCGATCGTCGAGTCGAGCGTCGCGACCGACTCGCCCGCCCGCTCGATCGTCACCGCCTCGCACAGCGACGAGTACGGGAACCGCGTCGCGGTCGCCATGCACAGCGATGCGAGCGACGTCTTCGACGTGGCAGCGCCGGTCAGTTCTTCCGCGTCGGCGGTCTCGCCGGTTCGCTCGATCGTCTCGACAGCGGTCGCGACTTCTTGGTACGTACGTCAGCGCAGTGTGAACACACGTGCGACATCGTACCCCGTCCGGCGCATCGTCAGCGACAGCGAGTCGACGGCGTTCCGCGTGGCGCAGGCAGTGGAGATCAGCGCCGAAGAGCTGTACCGCGCTGCGCTCGCGATCGAGCAGGCGCGCGTCACCGACTACGGCGTGCGTCGCCGTATCATCGACGCGCCCGACTTCACGACGTGGGACGTCAAGTACGCGATCGGGGACGAGCACAGCGAGCGGTACGGCGTCCGCATCGACACGCACGACAGCGTCGCCGAGCGGTACGGCGTCCGCGTGCTGACCGGCGAAGCGCGCACCGACGGATGGTACGTGCGCCGCCGGATCATCGACTCGCCGAACCTGACGACGTGGGTCGCGAAGTCGATCGTGCGCGACTCGCTCGTCGAGCGGTACGGCGTCCGCGTGTTCGCGCCGACCGTCGAGACGTCGGACCGGTGGAACCTGACGCGGCGTCAGCGCGTTGTGACGGCGACGGCAGACATCGCGCGCCGGACGGTGCGCGTCGCGGTCTCGATGACGCGCGGTGCAGCGACGGCGACGCTCGGTCGTCGATCCGTACGCGCCGTGATCAACGGTGACGGACAGTGACCCGCTGTATGGCGCTGTGCCGGTTCCGGGGTACCTGGGGTATGGGCGAGGTCGAGTTCGTCCGTCCTGGGGCAGATGGTGGCGAAAGCGCAGGTCAGACGCCTGTCGGCCCGTGCGGTACCCTGTAGATCAGCGACGAGAGGACACACGACGATGCTCGGTCCGTATTGGGTCGGCGACACGCCCGCTGAAGGCGTCGACGTCACGATCACGCGCGACGGCGAGGCTGTCGACCTCTCGCTGTACGACAGCGCGCTGATCGAACTCAACGACCCGGAAGGCGCGCCGGTCGACACGAGCGGGTCGACGGTCACCACGTCGCACGAGGTCGTGTCGTTCGAGTGGCCCGCCGACCGCTCGCTGTTCACGCTCGCCGGGCGGTACTCGCTTCAGGTCGTGTTGATCAGCGAGGGCAAGCGCGAGCGCGCGGCGCTGCTGACGTTCGACGTCCGCTCGCCGTCGCTGTCGATCGGTACGAAGTGGGCGACCCCGCAGGACGTGTTGACGCTGACGGGGAAGGTCGTCGACACCGACGACATCGAGCGCGCGGCGGCGACCATCGACGCCGTGACCGGCGCTGCCGATCTCGACCCGAAGAAGCTCAACCGCCGGAACGCCCGGATGCTGAAGCTCGCGACGGCGTATCAGGCCGCGTGGCTGCGCGACCAGTTCGACACGTTCGAGCGGTACGACGTCACGGCGGTGTCGCAGGAAGGCAGCAACGCGAGCGCCCGCGACGAGCTGACGTTCGTCCTCGCCCCGCTCGCGAAGCTGGCGCTGCGCCGCGCGACGTGGGGCAAGAACCGGACGGTCAGCGTCGGCGGCAAGCCGGGCATGTACGTCGACCCGGTCGTGTCCGACGCGCACCCGTGGGGACGGCGCATCTAATGTTCATCGCCGACGGGACGTACCGCTTCGAGCGCGGCACACGCGAGAACAGCTTCGGCGACGAGGTCGACACGCCGCGCCGCGTGGTCGAGCGCGTGCCCGGCGCGCTGTCCGAGCGCAACCGGCTGCGCAGCGACGGCGGCGTGATGAACGTCGTCAGCGTGCTGACCGGACGGTTCCGCCCCGGCACGGACGTGCAGCCCGGCGACGTGGTCGTGAACGAGCAGACCGGCGACCGGTACACGGTCGACGACGTGCCGATGCAGCCGGGCGCAAGCGTCATGCACGGTGACCGCATCGCCGAGCTGAAGAGGGTCGCGAAGTGACGCAGCCGCACCGCCCGACGTCCGAACTCGTCTTCGTCGCATGGCTGAAGGGCGTTCCCGGTCTGCCGACGGAGCAGATCGGCACGACGCTGCCGACCGACGCGAGCCGGTGGCCCGACGGGTTCCTTCAGGTCGCCGTCGTCGGCGGCTCGAACCGCCCCGACCTGCCGGTGCGTCGGCCCGTCATGCGCGTGTCGTGTTGGGTCGCGGGCGGGAAGAAGCCGCGCTTCGGGGAAGCGAACGTGCTCGCCGACGCGGTGGTCGCGGGGACGCACGGGGAGGACGGGCACGGGCAGACCGGACGCCGCGTCCACATCGCGACGGGGTCGTACGCGCCCGCGCAGGTGATGTCGGTATTCCCCGTCGGCATCCCGATGCGCGTCACGGACGACCCGTCCGGGTACGCCCGGTACGACGTCGACATCGAACTGCACTGGACGACGGTCGTCGGCGTTTGACCGACGACCGTCGTCCGGTCGTGCGTGAGATCAGTTCACAGGCGACCGGCGCAGATCGGGCCGATGCCCGCTGCGATCGACTCTTCGTTCGTCAGCGTCCGCCCGCACTGACCGCAGACGCCGAGCGCGTGCCCGTACCGGATCGTCGCCGCCTTCGGGTCGACCGCGATCGCGCGCAGGATTGGGTTCGCGGCGGCACCGCGCACCGGGTGAAAGTCGTCGGACGCCTGCACGCTCACGAAGGTGCGCCCCGCCCATCGGCCTTCGGTCGGCTTGTCCACGCGGTAGAACTTCACGGTGCCGTCGATCTCGATCGCGTAGCGCCCGGCGGGGACGTCGGCGGTCGGCGTCTGGACGGTGGTCGTCGTGACGTTCTTCGCGGGCTGACGCTTCAGCCACTCGATGCCGTCGGACGCGACGCGCTTCGACAGCTCGCCGTTCTCGATCATCCGGCGGAGGCGGGCGGCGTGGTCGTCCCCGATCTCGCGCTCGGCGAGAAGCGAGTTGATGAACGAGAGCTGACGGTCGGTCGCGGCGATGAACTGCTCGGTCTGTGTCATGTGACCACCATACACACACCGTCGGCGGGCGGGCAACGGCGACACGGTGGAACTTTGTCCGTTTCGACCCACCCTGCCCCATCCCCGAACGAACATCTCTTACAAGATCAACACTGAAAGAGGATCGTTCCCGACGGGCGTAGGGTGGTCCGAAACGGACAAAGTTCCACGGACCCACGGCGGTACGCCGCCCCGCTCCGCCATGCTGTACAGTGATCAACGACGGGTAGACCGTCCGCAGTCCGCAGTTCCCGCGCCGTAGAAGCGAGGTCAGCATGGCAGGTGGTTTCCGGCGTGACCGTTCCGCCGTCGCGAAGATCACCGCGCTGACCGAAGACGCACTCGACGAGATCGCAGCCGACGTCGAGACCTACGCGAAGCGCCTCGCCCCGATCGACACGGGCGAGATGCGGTCGAAGATCAGAACGGACAGCTACCCCGGCAGGCGCGAGATCGGCGCAGCCGTCGACTACAGCGAGTTCGTCGAGCGCGGTACGTCCCGGCAGGCCGCGCAACCGTTCCTAGCTCCGGCGCTGTACCGGCACCGGTGAACAACACGACGAAGGGAACTGCCGTGCCGAAGGTCCGCACCACCATGAACCCGCTCGACGAGATCGACGTGTCGCCGAGCGAGTACGCCGACCTGCGCGCGTCCGGGCTGCTGCTCGACACGCGCGCCACGACCGACGACGGTCTGCTGAAGGCCGCGTCCGACGCGAGCGCCGAGCGCCCGCACCCGGCGAAGCCGGACGGCGCGGGCGTCGACTACGTCCCGCAGGTCGCCGACCCGGCGACCCGTGACGAGATCACCGACAACGAGAACACGGAGGGCTGACCTGTGGCGGTCACCACCATCAACCTGTTGCAGGGTCCGGCGCTCGCGCGGATCGCGCCCTTCGGCTCGGTCGAGCCGGTGAAGGGTCCGACCGCCGCGACGGTCGCGCCCGACCCCGTCTGGACCGACATCGGCGGCACGACCGACGGCGTGACGGTCAACATCTCGCAGGAGTACAGCGAGATGGAGGTCGATCAGCTCGTCGACACGCCGGAGTCGCGTCTCGTGAAGCGTGGCTTCACGATCGAGACGAACATGGCGGAAGCGACGCTCGCGAACCTGAAGCTGTCGCTGAACGGCGGGACGCTCGTCGACGGCGAGTTCGAGCCTGCCGACGTCGACAGCGCGTCGCGCCCGGCGTACATGGCGCTGATGCTCGACGGTCCCGGCGAGGGCGGGCTGCCGCGCCGGTTCATCGGGCGCAAGCTGCTGTCCGTCGAAGGGACGGAGTTCGCGTACGAGAAGGAAGATCAGCAGGTGTTCACGGTGACGCTGCGCGGGCACTACGTCTCGAAGACGATCCGCCCGTTCCGCATCATCAACGCGATGCCCGCCGCCTGATCCTCCCCGCTCCGGCTGCGCGCGATGTGCAGCCGGAGCACCCACAACCCACAACCCGCGAAGGGAACACAGCACAGTGAGCATCAGCATCAAGTCGAGCGAGACCCCGGACGTGACCGACGTCGTCGAGCTGTTCGAGCTGGACGACAAGAAGTACTTCATCCCGGCTGTGCCGCGACTGAACATCAGCCTGAAGTACCTCCGGCTCGCGCGCAAGGAAGGGCAGGCGGCGGCGATCGCGTACCTGCTCGAAGCACTGCTCGGCGAGGACGGCTTCGAGGCGCTGACCGATTACGACAAGCTCACGAAGGAGCAGTTTCAGGCAGTCGTGAAGGCCGCGCAGAAGGTGGCGCTCGGCACGCTGGAGCCTTCCAAAAGCTGACACCGCGCGGCTGAAAGAAGTCGCATGGATCGTCGATCATCTCGACGATGTCGAGTCTGACCTGTCAGTGTTCCACCGGATCGACAACATGTACGAGATGCAGCCGGTGAAGTTCTTCCGGTTCGCGCTCCGCCTCCCCGCTTACCGGGGAATCGTGCGAGCAAGGATCGAGAACGATCAGGCGAAGAAGGCGAAGAAGCACAAGGGACAGCAGGTGCGAACGAGCACCTACAACGACCCGTCAGTCTCGCAGTACTTCGAGGAAGGCTAACCCGCCGTGGCGTTCAGGATCGGTGAAGCGTTCGTCGAAGCGACGGTCGAAGACAACACGTCCGGCGACATCGACGGCATCGGGTCGAAGCTGACGAAGTGGGCTGCCGGTCTCGGTCTCGGCGCGCTGATCGGTAAGTCGATCAGCGACGGAATGGACATCGAGACCGGCGTCGCGAACATCAGGAATCAGCTCGGTTTGACCGCCGAAGACGCGAAGACGTACGGCAACATGGCGGGCACCGTCTACCGTGGCAACTTCGGCGACTCACTCGAAGAGGTCAACGGCGTGATCGGCACCGTCGGCGAAGCGATGGGCGGTCTCGGCGCTGTCAGCAACAGCGAGATCGAGCGCATGACCGGCAACGTCCTGACAATGGCGAAGACGTTCGACGTCGACGCGGCGATGTCCGTCGCCGCGCTCGACGCCGCCGTCTCGCAGGGACTGTCGCCGTCGCTCGAAGCCGCGACCGACGTCGCGACCCGCGTCTTTCAGGAGGGCGGGCCGAAGGCAAACGAGTTCTTGGAGATCATCAACGAGTACGCGCCGAACCTCGCGAACGCCGGTCTCTCGATGGAAGAGTTCGGCGCGATGTCGGTTCAGTATCTCGACGCGGGCGGGTACTCGATCGACCAGTTCGCCGACTCGATCCGAGAGATGACGATCCGCGTCGCCGACGGTTCCGCCGCGTCGGCTGGCGCGTTCGACTCGATCGGTCTCAACGCCGAAGAGATGACCGCCAAAATGGCGCAGGGCGGACCCGCTGCGCAGGATGCGTTCTCGCAGATCGTCGCCGGGCTGAACGGCATCACGGACCCGGTCGCGCAGAACACGGCGGGTGCGGCGCTGTTCGGCTCGATGTGGGAAGACTCGTCCGGTGCGATCCTCGCCGGTCTCGCGCCCGTCCCCGGTTCGCTCGGCGAGGTCACCGGCGCGACGCAGACGATGTCGGACGTCGCGGGCGACACTGCCGCGTCGAAGGTCGAGTCGATGACGCGGTCGCTCGAAGGCATGGTCGCGGGCGCTGCCAACCTGCCCGGTCCGCTCGGCATGGTCGGCGCTGCTGTCGCGTCGATGGGCATCGACACGATCGCGGCGACGGCAGGCTCGGTCGCGATGGTCGCGCAGTTCGCGATTCAGAACGCGAGCGTCGTCGCGAACGGCGCAGCGTGGGTCGGGCGGAACATCGCGCTCGCCGCCGGGTCGGTCGTCTCCGGCGCGGCGACCGCTGCGCAGTGGGCGCTGAACGCGGCGATGTCGGCGAACCCGATCGCGCTCGTCGTGATCGCAATCGCGGCACTCGTCGCCGGTCTCGTGTGGTTCTTCACGCAGACGGAGATCGGTCGACAGATCATCGAAGCTGTGTGGGGCGCGATCAAGGTCGCGATCGGCGCAACGGTCGATTGGATCACGAACACGGCGGTACCGGCAATCGTCGGCGCGTGGAACTGGATCGTCGATCGCGTCACGTGGGCAAAGAACATGATCGTCGCTGTGTGGTCCGCGATCACTTCATGGATCGCGAACGCGGTCTCGTCGATCTACAACACGGTGACTTCGTGGATCGGGAACGTCGTCGGGTGGCTGTCGAACACGTGGAACAACGCGCGCAACATCGCGTCGTCTGTGTGGAATGGCATTGTCGGCGCGATCTCCGGCGCGATCTCGAACGTCGTCAACATCGTGCGGAACCTCCCCGGTCAGATTCTCGGCGTGTTCTCGAACGCCGGGTCGCTGCTGTGGAATGTCGGCGGTGACCTGATCCGTGGTCTGTGGAATGGCATCAGCAACGTGACCGGCTGGATTCTCGGCAAGATTCGCGGGTTCGTCGGATCGGTCACGAGCGGCATCAAGTCGTTCTTCGGGATCGGCTCGCCGTCGAAGCTGTTCGCGGACGAGGTCGGTCACTGGCTGCCCGCCGGTATCGCGGAAGGCATCGACGGCAACCTGTCCGCCGTCACCGACGCTGCCGAAGGAATGGTCGACGCGGCGATGCCGTCCATGCCGAGCGGCATCATCGACGGCGACTCGCTGCCCGGCGAGTTCGGCGGTGCCGCCGGTCTCGTCTCGTCCGCCGGTTCGACGCACACCGTGTCGATCGGTAACCTGACGCTTCAGGTCGAAGGCAACTTCGACTTCTCGAACCCGGTCGAGTGGAACCGGTTCATCGAAGCTGTGCGCGCCGGTCTCGTCCGCGTCGAGAGGGAGTACGCCTAATGTCCTGGGGAACTGTGACGATCGGCGGTGTCGCCTTCCGAGAGACGTTCGACATCAGCGAAGACGGCGCGACGCTGACGCTCGAAGGTCAGGAAGCGACGCCGCCGCTCGAACGCGGCGAGGTTCTTCAGCTTCACGCGAACGTGATCGGTCTCGAAGGCCGCGTCGTGCCGATCCTGTTCACGGACAAGCCGGAGCGGAACGGCTTCTACCTGATCGACAGCGCGTCGAGCGACCTGTTCGACTGGATCGGTTACGTCGTTACGGCGACGTGGCAGATCAAGGCGACGCGCATCGGGGCGGGTGCCGACGTCGAGTTCGAGTCGCGCGTTCCCACGATCGCGCGCTCGACGGAACTCGCCGGGGTCGCGCCGTCGTACTGGCACGCCGCGCCGGTCGGCGTCTCGTCGTACTACACGGGCAGCAGCGTGCCGAACTACTTCACCCGCGCGTCGGCTGACGGTGCCGTCCCCGTCTTCACCGGGCTGCCCGTCAACATGCCGCCGCGCTGGACGGTCGCCGCTGCCGACTTCCTGAAGGGCGCGGCGACGCTCCGGCTCGACGGTCGTGTCGCGCTCGGCGAGCAGACGCCGACCGGCTTCAGCGCGTGGGAGATCGAGAACGGCATCATCAACGTGTCGAAGTCGGACACGCCCGGAGCGATCGACGTCGAGCGATGGGACGGCGCAGCGTGGGTCAGCCTGAAGACGTACCGGTTCACCGTCAACGGTTCCGCGCTCGCGACGCAGCCGGAGTTCACCGTACTGCGCAACGACCCGGAAGAGATCACGGTCCGGCTCACCTTCCCCGGCGTGCCGGGGCGGACGCAGGTCGACATCGGGCTGCGACGCGGCGCGCGCTTCGCGACGCTGTTCGTGTCCCGCCACGCCGCCGCGACGCTCGGCGTCACGCGCACAACCGCTGAAGGTAGCACGGCGGCGACCGGCGGCATCCGGGCGACGGCGGCAGACGCGCAGGGTGGTACGTTCGTCCTGGGCAGCTCGAAGACGGTCACGACGACCACGGCGACGGGCAGCATCGCGAAGGCAGCGCAGACGCGGCTCGACGCCTTCGTCGGGTTCACCGGTGCCGAGAGCGACTTCGCGGCGCTCGTCTCGCAGTACATCGGCACGAACGGCGACAGAACGCGGGTGGTACAGCGGTGATTAAGGATCTTCTCGGCGCGCTCGGATCGTGGGACGTCCGTCTTCGCGAGGGCACGCCCGCCGAGATCGTCGACGCGCTCGACTACTTCGGACACGTCGCCGTCGTGCGCGGTCCGGTCGACGTGCAGTCGCTCGGCGACGCGATCCTGCCCGCTGCCCGGTACGTCGGCATCCTGCGCGAGCGCGGGCGTGAGGCAGCGCCGACGATCGGCGGCGTCGGCATGGCGGCGTGGGCCGGTGACGAAGACGAGAAGGGTCACGTCTTCGAGACGCCCGTCGTCATCACGAACAAGAACTTCGCCGACTCGATCGCGGCTGTGCTGCCGCCGTCCGTGCAGGTCGGGTTCATCGGCGCTGTCGCTGGCACGTACACCGGCACGCATCAGTTCGAGACGCCGCGCACCGCGCTGAACACGATCACGAGCGCCTTCGGTGCAGAATGGTACGTCGGCGGCGACGGCAAGCTGTACGCCGGGACGACCGCGCAGTTGTACGACGTCACGCCGAACGCTGTCGTCGTGCGCCGGAACGCGGGCGTCGATCTCGACCTGACCGCGCTCGGCGGTAAGTTCGACGTCGGTACCGACGTGGTCGACTACAGCACGCGCGTGCTGCTGCTCGGTCAGACGACGGAGCAGGGCACGTTCGCCACGGGCAGCGCCGACGCGCCCGACGTCCCGTTCTACGACCTGTTCGGGAACAAGGTCAAGCGCACGCGCATGATCAGCGAGTCGGGCACCACGACCGGCAGTGTCGAAGCGCGCGCCGCGCTGAACCTGAACCGCTTCAACCGCACGCGCAAGGCGCTGAAGGTGACGGCGGAGAAGTACGAGACCGAAGGCAACTTCAAGGTCGGCGACTTCGCGTACGTGTACGACCCGGAAACGGGCATCTTCGACACGTCGCGCGAGATCGTGTTCCGTGGCGAGGTTCTGCACCCGGACGTCGTGCGCGTGTCGGGCATCAGCTACCCGATCAGCGAGGGTCACACCGTCGCGTTCCGGCGCGGCAACGGGCAGTGGATCGACCTCACGCGGTGGGTCGTGTGGGAGACGGGGACGAACGAGGTCACCGTCGGCGACCTGCCGAAGTCGCTCACCGGCGGCGGCTCGAACCCGGTCCGCGACCGCGCCGACGCCGCGCAGGTCGACCGCGTCTCGCCCGCCATGCCGACCGGCGTCAGCGTCGACACCGTCGTGTCGAGCAACGACCGGGGCGGCATTACGGCACAGGCGCTCGTGAGCTGGCAGCCGGTCACGTCGAACGAAGACGGCTCGGCGCTGACCGACCTCTCGAACTACATCGTCGCGTACAAGCTGACGACCGCGACGCAGTGGTCGTTCGCCTACACCTTCGACCCGACGACGCGCTTCGCCGTCCTCCCCGGTCGGAACTACGACTACCGCATCGCGGCGCAGGACATCAACGGCAACACGTCGGATTACTCGCCGACGCTCACGAACCTGTCGCGCGCTGACGACGTGCCGCCGAACGCGCCGAGCGACCCCGTCGTGTCGTCGTACCTGGGGCAGCTCCGTATCGCGTGGGACGGCAAGGACGCGAACGGCGCAGCGATGCCCGCCGACTTCAACCGGACCGACGTCCACGTCGGCACGACGGAAGGCTTCACGCCGAGCGCCGCGACGCTCGTCTCGTCCCTCGTCGCCGCCGGGGTCGCCTACGCGACTGCGCCCTACGCCGCCGCCCGGTACGTCAAGCTCGTGCCCTACGACAACAGCGGCAACGCGGGGCAGCCGTCGGGTTCCGTCACAGGAGCAACGGCACAGGTCGGCGACGGCGACATCGCGTCGATGTCGGTCGGCAAGCTCACCGCCGGGACGATCTTCGCCGACATCGTCAACGCCGGTCGGTTCGCGACGGCGCTCACTGGCGCACGGAGCGAGTTCAACGCGAGCGGCTTCTACCGCTTCGACGCGAACAACGTCGCACTCTTCGCCGCCGACGCGAACGGCATCCTCGTGACGGGCCGGTACCGGTCCGCGCTGTCCGGTCGCCGCGTCGAGATGGGCGCGTCGGGTCGGCTCGGTCGGATCGACTTCTTCGCGCCCGACGGCTCGAACGGTTTCGTGCAGGCGTACACCGAAGGCAACAACAGCACCGAAGCGATTCAGATCGGGATGCAGGTTCCCGGCGACACTAACTCGCTGTGGAACCGGCTCAACTTCAACAAGAGCACAAACGGCGAGTACTGCACGTTCAAGTCGGGAACACTCGAACTGTCCTTCGACGGTGGCGCGACGCAGAAGGGTTTCGACGGCACGCCCGGTGCCGGTCGCTTCGTCATCTATCAGGCAGACGATCGGGGCACCGGCGCTTCTCGTATGCGCCTTCAGATCGACACGAAGGGTCTCGACTACAACGACGAGATCAGTCAGGACACGTTCAATCTCACGCGCGATTGGATGACGCTCCGGGGCACGCCGCAGGGCACCACGCCCCGTTTCGACTTCCGCCGTTCCGACGGCTACATGATTCACGGCACGAGTTACAACGGCGTGTATCAGGAGTACATGCCGAACGGTCACGTGAAGTTCTTCACCGATAACGGGTGGGCGGAGATTCTTCCGCTCGGCGGCGGTTCGAGCGTCGGGTTCAAGTTCTTCAACCCTGCCGGTTACGGCGGTCTGCTGAAGTTCTTCACGGCGGGCGGCAACGACGCGCAGCGCATCGAAGCGCGGTGGGCGGGCGACGACGGCTTTTACGCGCTGTGGGCGCAGGCGTTCGTCGTGAACAGCGATGCGGCAGGCAAGGACGACATCGAGACCGTCACGCGCTCGCTGCTCGCCGACGTGCGCGGTACGCGGGTGACGTCGTACAAGCGCAAGGATCGGAAGATCAAGCGCCGGTACAAGAACGACGGCGTGACGAAGCTCGCCGACGATGTCGTCGACCCCGACGTCGAGATCGGCATCGTCGCGCAGGAAGCGCCCGCGCAGATCATGGCGGGCGCGGCGTCCGATGGGTCGCTCGCCGTCGACGTGTATCAGATGTGTGCGACACTGTGGGGCGCAGTGCAGGAACTCGACGCCGAGATCGAGTCGCTGAAGAAGGGGAAGAAGAAGTGAGTCTTCGTACCGACGGAACGTACCGCTGCGACAGGTGCGGCGACGACATCGGCAACGCCGGGGTCGACGTCGCGGCCACGGTGAGTGACCTCGTCCACGACGAGCACAACCACCCGATACCGGGTAGGGTGCGGGTTCTGCACCTGTGCCGGAAGAACGGATGCGTGACGCGCGTTCTCACGAAGCGCGCGCTCGCCAACCTGAAGGAGATCGAGCAGTGAGCGCACCCATCCCGCCCCGTCAGGTCGACGTCGAGAAGGTCGGCGAGCTGCTGTCGCAGCGGATCGGCGACCTGACGCATCAGAACGCCGTGCAGGCGGTGATGATGCAGTCGCTCGCCGACGAGAACGCCGCGCTGCGCACCCGGCTGGACGAGCTGACCCCGAAGGACGTCGAGCCGTCCGACGAGGGTCCGGGCGACAGTGAGGCAGTGACCGGCGACACGGAGTAAGGTCGTTAGCACGGGGAATGGTCGCCTACGGAATGGGTAATGCACAATGGAAGCCTTTCTTACGGGCATCTCGCTGAAGGACATCGGAACTGCTACGCTGGTCGTTATCGCAGTTCTGATGTTCTACTTCGGGAAGATCGTTCCCCGTGCGACGGTCGACTCGATCATCGCGCAGTACACGGTTCGGCTCGAAGAAGCTCGACAGGATCGCGACTCGCGACTTGCTGAAGCAAGGCAGGAAGTCAACGACTGGAAAGCGGCGCATGAGACTAGCGAGCACGCCCGCGAACTTCTCGCACATCAGGTTCGCGAGTTGGCAGAACTGGGTCGGACGGTTGACCACGTCATGCGCTCGCTTCAGGCGGCGACGGGGATCGGTGCCGGAGCGGAGGCCGGAAGAGATGCGCCGTCGCAGCACTGACCGTGACGTGAGTCACATCGTCCCGCCGGTTCCGTCTGTGACGAATCCGTCCGGTACAGTGGACCCGGCGGGCGCGAAGCGTGCCCGTGCGGCGGCAAGCGCACACCTTGTCGACGCGATCGAACAGGGCGTCGTGGTGCGATCCGTCTCGGCGTCCCTTCGAGAGTTGCGCGAGGCAAACCACTTCGCCGAACTGCTCGAAGAGTCGATGCTTAGGAGACACCGCCCGTGACGTTTGAGCTTCAGCCGTTCGAGTGGGTCGACGTGCTGATCTACGCCGCGACCCTGCCCGCCGTCGTGTTCCCCGTCCTGTACGCCTCTCGCTCGAACTGGCGCGCCACGCTGCCCGGTCGCGCACTCATGCAGTTGTCGATCGCGCTCGCCGTCGTGCTCGTGCTCGTCTCGCTCGCGACGCTGTTCGGCAACTTCTACCCGTACCGCGAAGCCGTGCGTTTCGCCGCGTACCTCTTCCTTGTCGTCAGTCTGTGGCGACAGGTTATCACGCTGCTGCGCCTTCAGAACGTGCAGCAGGGTGAGATCAGGCGAGAGCGCGCCCGCGTTCTCGACAACCGCTGAAGGGAACTGTCGTGCCGAACATCATCCCCGGCGCTGACTTCCGACCGATCAACGTCGGTCGCCGGTCCGCCCGTCGCAAGGGTCGCGCGTTCGTGGCGCACATCGCCGTGTCGAACGCCGCGATCCTGACGCCGCCGTCGCCGAACAACCCGGACGGTCGGTCCGCCGACTGGCACGGGTACTTCCCGAAGGCGGGCGGCTTCGTGCAGTTCATCGACGCCGACCTGACGTCGTGGGCGACGCGGGACGGCAACGGCTCGTGCTTCGCCACGGAGGCGCAGGGCGGCGTCGGCGACGACGTGAACGGTCCGTACACCGACCCGCAGGTCGAGTCGCACGCGCACGTGCTCGCGTACCTGAACGAGAGCGAGGGCATCCCGCTCGACCTGATGCCCGACTCGCGCCCGACGTCGCGGGGCATGGGGTACCACCGGCTCGGCGTCGACCCGTGGCGCGTCTCCGGCGGCGAGCTGTGGTCGTCGGCGCGCGGGAAGGTCTGCCCCGGTCCGACGCGGATCGGGCAGATTCCGATCATCGTCAGCCGGGCGCGCGAGCTGCGCCACGGGTCCGCCGGTTCGATGCCGGTCGCTCCGCCCGCTGTGACGCCCGCTCCGGCTGCCGTGCCGCGTCCGCCGGTGATGGGGTGGCCCTTCCGCTCGCTCGACTACGTGGGCGACCTGAACGGGCCGAACGAGTCGCACGGCGGGTACTACGCGAGCGAGCGCCCGTTCATCAAGAACGTGCAGCAGTGGCTGATCTACCGGGGCGCGACGTCCGTCCACCCGTCCCGGTGGGCGGTCAGCACGTGGGCCGACGGGAAGTTCGAGCGCGAGTCGATCGCCGCCGCCGAGAAGTTCTTCGCCGGGGACAAGAACCCGGGGCGCATCTACAGCGACGACTACGCGCAGCTCGTCCGATGACGGAGCAGCACAACGTCGAGCCGCAGACGGACGGCGTCGGGGACCACGCCGCCCCGATGCCGCCCGCCTACGTGCAGTTCTTCGCGACCCTCGCGTCACTGCGCAAGGCGGTGGTCGCCTTCATCGTCGGCGGCGGCGGTGCCGCGATCGCCGATCAGTTCGACACGTTCGACTTCACGTCGTGGACGTGGGCGGACCTGTGGCGCGGTCTGCTCGTCGGTGCCGTGTCCGGTGTCGTCGTGTACTTCACGCGCAACCGCCCGACTTCGGGCGGCGTAGAAGTCGGCGGCTGACACTTCGCCCCGCATCACCGCCTGTGGCTTGTGTCCGATGTGCCACGCCGGACACAGGTCACAGGCGTACGGGCGCATCCCCGGCTTGCCGCTGCGCGTCGCGCGGCTCGCGAAACTCTTCGCTGCTCGCCGGTCAAGGAACGCGCGCTTGCCGGAGGGGCAGGCGGTGGTCGACGATGACCACTGCCTGCCCCTGTCGAGCCGGTCGGAACTCACTACCCGCTGAAGAAGACAGCGAAGACGGCGAGCAGGATCAGCACCCACACGACGACGCCGACGAACGAGCCGACGAGCATCCCGCGCATGAACGCCTGCGACTCCGCCTTCTCGCGCTCCGCCGCCGTCTGCTCGAAGGCCGCGTCGACCGCGTCACGAACGATGTTCTCGTGCGTCCGCATGACGTCGTCGATCCACGCCTGCGAGTCGAACGGCGTCTCGTCGTCGGCGCTCACAGCGCGCGCTCGAACTTCATGCAGTCGTCGGCGTACTCGTGCTCGATCGGGTCGCTGTCGTCCTCGCGCTCGATCTCGCGCTCGACGATGCAGCACGTGTCGCCGCTGCCGCCGTGCCCGTTGCGCATGTGCCCGCACTTGCAGACGTCGGTCGGCAGGTTGACGTCGAGCGGGACGACGATCGTCACGACGCGCACGGTACGGATCGCCGGGTTGTCGACGCCGAAGGCGTGCTCGCCGTTCAGCGTCGCGTCGTCGGCGCTGTCGTACCACGTGGGGCGCGTGAACCACTCGCCGCTGATGTTCTCCTGCAACGCGAACTGCGTCGTCTGCGCGATGTCCTGCGTCTGCTCGATCATGGTCGTGCCTCTCGTGTGAGTGTGTAGAACGGGCTGTGCCCCGCTCCGTGTACAGCATACACGAAGCGGGGCACAGGTGGTGCGACCGGCAGGTCAGACGTCGGCGACGGTCTCGTCGTCGGTGTCCGGGGCGTTGACGTCGATCTCGGTCTGCTCGGTCTGCTCCGGCAGGTCCTCGTCGTCGAGCCGGAACGCGACCTCCTTCTCGGCGCGCACGACGTCCTTCTCGGCGTCCGCGATCAGCGTCCGCACCTTGTCGCGGCGGGCGGTCGCCTTCGCGAGCCGCTTCTTCGCCGCGTCGAGCCGCGCCTGCGCGCGCTCGGCGGGCGACCGGCGCACGCGCTCCGGCTTCTCGGTCTCGGCGACGGCGGTCTCGGTGGTGGTCTGCTCGGTCATCTCGGTGTTCTCCGGGGTCTCGGTGTTCTCGACGGCGGTCTCGTCGGCGAGGCGGGCGGCGTTGCGTGCGGCGCGCGATGCGGCCATGTTGTCTGTCTCCTTCGTCGTGCGGCGCGTTCTGCGCCGCTGTGACCACCATACACGAACCGGGCGGTTCGTGCGACTTGCTGTGAAGTTTTCTCGTGCGTGTTCAGGTGGTGCCCGGCGGGCGCAGGGTTGAACTTCCCCTTCGCACCCACGCCCGCCGGGGTCTCGGTGTTACTCGCTCGGCTGCGCGAAGGCGTCGCGCGAGGCGAGGTACGCGCGGGCGTACTGCGCGTCCTGCTCGCTGAACTCCGCCAGCACCCACAGGCCGCGCGGCTCGGTGCCCTTGCCGCCCTTCTTCAGCCACTCCGCGCGAGCGGCGGTCAGCTCGTCCGCCGTCTCGATCTTCAGCGCCTCGCGCGTGGCCTTCGTCGGGAGCTTGATCAGCCGTCCGAGCACCATCGGCTTGTTGCCCGGCTTCAGCGCCTTGCGACACGCGCCGACGACGGCGACCTGCGACCAGTACATGTCGTCGTACGTCTCGTACGACCCGTCCTCGTCGAAGACGACGGTGTCGGCGGTCGCCCGCTCGGTCGTGGCACCCTGCACCTTGCTGAAGCGGTCCGGCACCGTCTCGATGACGGACGGGGTCAGCATGATGAGCTGCCCTTCGAGGTCGTCCGCCTTCGGGTACGCACCGCCCCGCGACGCGGCGGCGAAGAGGTCCATGTTCGGGGTCTCACTCATTGTTCTGCCCTCCGGGCGTTGTCGTTGTTCGTTGTTCCCCGTGTGCCGGGGTACGTGTACAGCATACACGTACCCCGGCAGTGTGCAAGTCAGCCCGCCGTCGTGTCGGCCCAGATCGCGTGCAGGCGCTTGACGGCGTGCTCTTCAGCCCGGACCGTCCACGTCCGGTTGAGCTGCGCAGCGTGGCGCACAGCCCGCACTTCGGCTTCGGTGGTGCAGGCGTTGATGCGCTCGACGAGGTCGGGCAGGGCGACCGCCGCCGTCTGCGCCGGGTCGACCCGCTCGGCGGTGACCTTGATCGGTGCCCCGCCCGCGTCCGGCGCGAGCACGCCTTCGACCTCGTCGACCTCCGCCACGGCGAGCGGCACGGCGAGCTTCCGCACCTTGCGCCAGTCGCGCACCATCTTGCACAGCGCCGCCGCCTTCCACCCTTCGGTGATGTCGAGCGCGTGCAGGGTCGCCTTCGCCTTGCCGACCGGCAGGTGAACGACGAAGGCGACGTCGGTACGGATCGCGGGCAGCTCGTCGAGCCGGTCGAGCGGGCGGTTGTAGATGTACTTCGAGTTCGCGTACAGCGCGAGCTGAATCGCGATCTCGTTCCACCCGTACGACAGGTCGCGCCCCGTCTTCAGGTCGAGCACGACGAGTTCGCCTTCGAGCAGCTTCAGCATCGTGCCGTCGGGCATCACGACGTCGGTGTCTTCCGTGACGCGCACGATCCGGTCGAACGTGCCCGCGATCTCGAACGTCGTCTCGATGACGATCCGCTCGATGTACTCCGGCACGATCTCGAAGTGGTTCGCGTCGATCAGCGCGCTGTACGCCTGAAGGTCGCGGTCCCACGGCGGCGGCACGTTCGGTGCCTCGCCCCGGTCGTGCTGCTCCGTGAAGGCGTGCAGGGCGGTGCCCAGGTTCGCCGCGTTCTTCGCCCCGGCGACCTCCTTCGCGGTCTCGGCGAAGCCGTTCAGCGCGTCGCGGTCGTCGATGTCGGTCGCGGCGACGGCGGCGTACAGGTCGGGGCGCATCGTCACGCCCTTGATCGCCATACGCTGCGCCCACTGCGACAGCGTGTACGTGTCGCTGATCGACTTCGCGAAGGTCGTCGCGCGGGTGAACGCCTTCGGCTTCTTCGCGTTCGTCTTCGTGTAGTCGGGCAGCAGGTACCGCCCGTACCGGTCGCGGGCGACCACGTTGTCGTCGTACTCCGTGCCCGCCGTGGCGACCGCGACACCGGCGCTGAACGCCGTCGTCGGCTGCGAGAACGGGTCGTTCGTGGGGTCGAGCTGTGTCATCGTCGTGCCTCTCGTTGTGTGTTCTGTGAGTGTGTCAGGTGCGTGTGACAGTTCAGGCGAGCCGCCCGTCGGGCGTGTAGATCAGCTTCGTGTCGTCGACGGTGACGATCGCCGAGCACTCGATCAGCGCGTGCGCCGCGCTGTCGAGCGCCTTCGGCACCGTCTCTTCCCACTGCCCGCCCGACGAGCGCGTGACGGTCGCGCCGCCGCTGCGCAGGATGACCATCCCCGACCGCTTCAGGATGCGACCGGTGACGAGTGCCTTCTTCGTGTTTGCCATGTGACCATCGTACACACATCGGGCGACCTGCGCAGCAGCGACACGCCCGGCGTGTTGAGTTACGTCAGTGACGATTCACCGGGCGTACAACCGTGTAGGCAACGCGGTGCCGTTCGCACGCCCTAGTGACCCGCTCGACGATGCGGTCGAAGCCGAGCAGCCACACGCAGCCGCACGGGTTCGTGTGCGTCGGCTGGTCGAGCTGCCAGCGCCCCCGCGCGATGTCGAGCGCCGAGACCTTCACGCCGCGTCAGCCTCTCGCACGTGCCGGTCGGTCGCCTCCGTGATGTCGTTCAGCAACATGCCCGGCGTGCGAGGCAGCAGCTCGACGTCGCACTCGACGCAGTACAGCGCGAGCGCCCAATCGTGCGAGCCGGTGCCCGTCTTCACCGTCGAGACGTTGAAGAAGTGATTCATGTTCTGCCCTTCGTTGCGCGAGTGCCGCCCCATGTGTTCATCGTACACACGGGGCGGCACCGGGTCACTTCGAGACGGCGCGCACGTTCTTGTCGAGCGCACGCGAGGCGAACGCGATCGACAGCAGGTCGGACAGCGCGCCCTTGCGCATCGCGGTGATCTCTTCCGGCGACGCGAGCTTCATCTTCAGCGCGAGCGCGACCTGCGCCTCGCTCGGCTTCGTCCGTCGCCACGCGCTCGACTTCGAGCTGACCGACGGGTCGATGTCCGCCGCGATCGACTCGCCGTGCGCCATTGCGTACTCGAACGTCAGCCCGGTGAGCGCCCACGTGCCGACCTGCCGGTCGAGCTTCGTGCCGACCCTCCACGTGTCGTCGGCGTCCTGCCACAACACGACCTGACCGCCGCGCACCGGGATGAACCACACGCCCGCCCGCGTGCGAAGCCACGCGCTGTGAGAGTTCTCGAACAGCTCGACGAGCGCCGACGACCGCTTGCCCGCGATCTTCACCTTCTCGCCGCGCTCGCGCGCTTCCTTCTCCAACCGCTCGCGCGCCTGCGCCGTGGTCTCGCCGTCCTTGACCTCCGTCTCGAAGAGGTCCGTCAGCGACCGGAGCTTGTGCCGCCCGCTGATGCCGACGACGTCGAGCACAAGCGCGTCGTCCTTGCCGGGGAACGGGCGCAGCACACGCCCGACCATTTGCGTGTACAGCGCCGCCGACTGTGTCGGGCGCGCGATCACGGCGACTTCGGCGTGCGGTGCGTCGAAGCCTTCGGTCAGCACCATGCAGTTTGCGAGCACCTGTGTGTCGCCGTTCGCGAACCGCTTGTACATCAACTTCCGGTCTTCGCTCGGCGTCTCGCCCGTGACGACCTCCGTCGGGATGCCCGCCGCGATCAGGTCTTCGGCGAACGTCTCGGCGCTGGACACCGTCGGCGCGAAGAGGATTCCGCGCTTGCCCTTCGCGTGCTCGTTGTACGCCTCCGCGATGACCTCGCCCGCGCCGGACGCTTCGAGCGCGTCGCCGAGCGCGCCTTCGGCGTAGTCGCCACGGCTGCGCGCGATCGTCGCGAGGTCGAAGCCGTCGACCGTCACCTGCTGCCCGCGCACGTCGCACAGGTACCCGTGCTCGATGCCGTACATGATGTCCTTCTCGAAGGCGACCGACTGCCACACGTCGCCGAGACCCTTCCCGTCGTCGCGCGTGAGCGTCGCCGTGAAGCCGACCGTCTTCGTTGCGTCCTCGTCCTTGAACGCGCCGAAGTGCGTCAGAACTTCGATCCACGTCTTCGCGACCGCGTGGTGACACTCGTCAACGACGATCATCCCGATGCCGTACAGCGCCTCGCGCCGGGCGGGACGCGCGAGCGTCTGCACCGACGCGACGATGACGTCGCGGTCGACCTCGTTCCGCTCCGCCTTGACGATGCCGACGGTCAGGTTCGGCGCGACGCTGCGCAGCTTCGCCTTCGCCTGCTCGGCGAGTTCTTCGCGATGCACGAGCACGAGCACGCGCGTACCCTTCGCCTGCGCTTCCGCGATCAGGTGCGAGAACACGACCGTCTTCCCGAACCCGGTCGGCAGGACGACGGCGGTACGATCGACCGCCTGCCACTCGTTGTGCAGGGCGTCGATTGCGTCACGCTGGTAAGGGCGGAGCTTCAGACCGGCCACTTGATCATCCTCTCGTCGGGGTCCGGCGGACCCGCTGGAACTAGTGTACGCTATGCACAAGGACACCGCGACACAGCGACACGCACGACCCACACACTGCGGAAGGAACCCGCGTTGACCAGCGAAGTTGCACGACGCTTCAACGACGAGCAGGTGATCGCGCTCGCGAAGCGCGCGATCGAACCGGACGTCGCGCACGAGTTCGGCGTCATCTCGGTGACGCAGCCCGCCGACCTGCCCGCCGGGTCGCCGGAGTACTGGACGCAGGGAAACGGATACCTGCCCGGACTGCTGTTCCCGTACCGGTCCCCGGACGGTGAGACCGTCACGTATCAGCTTCGGCCCGACACGCCGGTGCAGTACGACGGCGACACGAAGAAGTACGTCTTCCCGAAGGACGCGCCGTCGATCCTGAACGCGGCGCGCGTCGGCGACGACGACGCACCGCTGATGATCGTCGAAGGCACGTGTCAGACGATCGCCGCTGCGCAGTACGCGCCGCTCGGCTTCAGCGTCTACGGCATCGCCGGTGCGCAGTCGTGGATGAAGCGGGGCGTGCCGACGCGCGACCTCGCCGTCGTCGACGGGCGCGACGTCTTCATCGTGCTGGACGCCGACGCGGCGACGAACCTCGCCGTCTACACGGCAGGCGTTCAGCTCCGTGAAGCGTGCATCGCGCAGGGTGCCGAGAGCGTGCGCTTCGTCCGCATCCCCGGATCGAAGAACACCGGTCTCGACGACGTGCTCGCCGCCGAGACGCCGGAGCGCCGGGGCAAGTACCTGACGCGGCTCGTCGAGCTGACGCGCAACCGCCCGAAGGCGGAGAAGCCGGAGCTGCCCGCCGCGTCGAAGCCGAAGCCGAAGAAGGCGGGCGACGACGGCGACGGCTCGCCGTTCTTCGACGGCGAGAAGCTGAAGGTGCAGACGCTCGCCGAGCACGTCGTCGGCGCGCAGCCCGCTGCGCTCACGCGCGAGGACAAGGTCGCGCTGTACAAGGACGGCGTGTACCGCATCGACGGGAAGGGTTTCCTGTCGACCGTCACGAACCTGCTCGGCGAGGACTTCAGGTCGTCGCACCTGACGAACGCCGAGATGTTCGCCGTCGGTCGTCTCGCCGCCGCCGGGAACTACCTCACCGACCGCATCGACGAACCGCTGATGAACTGTCGCAACGGGATGGTCGACCTGCGCACGGGCGAGCTGATCGAGCACGACCCGAAGTACCGCTCGTCGGTGCAGTTCCCCGTCGACTACGACCCGAACGCGACGTGCCCGACGTACGAGCAGTGGACGAAGGAACAGATCGGGGATCAGCTCGACGATCTCGAAGAGTCGGTCGCGGTGATGCTCGACCCGTCGCAGACGCCGACGAAGGCTGTCTTCCTGTTCGGTCCCTCGCGCTCCGGCAAGTCGACGTTCCTGCGCGTCCTGATGGACGTCGCGGGCGACGAGAACACGAGCGCCGTCAGCCTGCACGCGCTCGCCGAAGATCGCTTCGCCGCTGCGAACGTGTACGGCAAGGCGCTGAACGTGTCCGCCGACCTGAAGGCCGCGCACGTCGACGACATCTCGATGTTCAAGCTGATGACCGGCGAGGACTTGATTCAGGCGAACCGGAAGTACGGCTCGCAGTTCGCGTTCACGAACCGGGCGCTGTTCGCCTTCAGCGCGAACGAGCTTCCCACGGTCGGCGAGTCGTCGCGGGCGTACAGCGAGCGCATCAAGCCGTTCCTGTTCCCGAACAGCTTCGCGGGGCGCGAGAACCCGGCGCTCGAAGTCGCCATTCGTGCCGAGCTGCCCGGCATCCTCGTGCGGTGGGTCAAGGCGTGGCAGCGCCGGACGGAGCGGGGCGCAGCACTGCCCACGAACAACGCCGTGCGCGAGAAGTTCGAGCAGGCGAGTGACCGCGTCCGCGCCTTCGTGGCGGAGTGCTGCGAGATCATCCCCGTGCAGACGGGGCAGGGCGGGACGAAGGGCGCGACGGAGTCGACGACGACGGAGCTGTACCGCGCGTTCTGCGACTGGACGTCTGACGAGGGTCGTACGCCTATGGCGAAGGGCAAGGTGCGCGACCGCCTGCGCAGCGTGCCCGGCGTCGTCGAAGCCACGTCGGCGGGCAAGTCGCGCGGGTGGAACGTCCGCGTGCGCCCGCGCAGCGAGTGGTCGACCGGGACGGGCGGGGACGGGCCGGACATCGGCAGTTCCGAGACCGGGCCGGATAGCAACTCACCGGAGGATGGAACTTTGTCCGTTTCAGACCACCCTACGCCCGTCGGGAACGATGTTCTTCCGAACAAGATCAGCGAAGAAGTGTCCGTCGTGGGAGTGGGTAGGGTAGGCGGAAACGGACAAAGTTCCACGATCGACGACCTGCTGACGACGCTCGCCGCCGAGCCGCCGGTCGACCTGTGCCCCGACTGCGACCGCCCGCGCGACCTCGTGCCGCCTGCGCTGTTCTGGCGCGCCTGCCGCCACTGCACGCCCGCGACCTTCGACCGGACGTGACGGGCCGGAGGCGGTCGACCCCGCCGACCGTCCGCATGGTGTACGATGGTCACATGGACGCACTGAAGAAGCTCGCGCTGCACGTGGCGCTGTTCGTCGCCGTGTGGCTGCTCGCCGCCGGTCTGTTCGGTCTGCTGATGTGGTGGACCGACTTCACGACGTCGCCGTGGTACATCGACGCGATCGGCGCAGGTCTCGGCGTCGCCGCCGTCACGCTGTACGAGAGGATGAAGGCAACCCGATGAACACGTACATGACGACGGTCGGCGGCGAGGACGTCGCCGTTCACGTCGGCCCGGACTTCGGTCCGCTGCCCGCGCCCGGCGTGCTCGGTCTCGACGTCGAGTCGCGGTACCTGACGGACCGGTCGCAGTTCGACCCCGACTTCAAGGTGCGGACGGTGCAGTTCGCGACGGAGACCGAAGCGTTCGTCTTCGACGTGCGCGACGCCTCGCAGCGTCGGCTCGCCGTCTCGATCCTGAACGACGTCCGCTTCTCGTTCTGCTCGCACACGAACATGGACGTGCTGTCCGTCTTCGTCGAGTTCGGGATCGACATCGCCGACCGGAACATCGACACGCGGGCGCTCGCGATCATGGCGGACCCCGACAAGGACAACGACCGCGACCTGAAGACGCTCGGCACGAACTACGGGATGCCGGAGCTGTCGCAGGACGACGAGTCGCTGTACGGGTGGATGCTCGCGCGGTGGGTCGCTGACGGTGGGCGCAAGAACGCGGCGCGCGCTGCGATCGAAGAAGCCGGGTGGAACGCGCTCGCCGAGATGCCCGCCGACGAGCTGCCCGACCGCTTCTTCATCTACGCGGGCAAGGACGCGATCGTTTGCCGTCGCCTGCTGCCGCTGCTGATCCCGGCGACGTGCGCGCCTGCCGAGCTGCTGCGCATCGAACAGTGGCTTGCCGCCCGGTGCAACCGCATACAGATGCGGGGACTGCGCGTCGACACGAACGAACTCAACTCGCTGCTCGCGCACGCTCGTGCCGAGACCGGCGACGCCGAGCGGGCGGCGAAGGAACTCACAGGCGGCATCACGCTGCGGTCGCCGAAGTTGCAGGGATGGTTCGCCGAGCACGGTGTCGAGTGGGCCGACTGGCACGGGGCGTTCACGCCCGCCGGTAAGCCGTCGCTCGCGAAGGAGAACGTGAAGCTGATCGGCGACTTCCCGCTCGACGCCGACGGGCGCGCCGTCTTCGACGCGCTGCTGAAGTTCCGTGCGTCGCTCGACCTGCTGAACAAGTGCGAGGGCATCAGCGCCCGCATCGTCGACGGTCGGATTCACCCGCTGCTGAACCCGGTCGGCGCGACGACGACGGCGCGTATGTCGTCGAGCGGGCCGAACCTTCAGAACATGAGCAAGAGCGACCGCCGGATGCGCGGCATGTTCCTGCCCGACGAGGGTCACGAGCTGTGGACGATCGACTTCGATCAGGTCGAGCTTCGCGTCGTCGCCGGTCTCGCTCGCGAAGAGAAGATGATCGAAACGATTCTCGCCGGTGGTGACCTGCATCAGCTCACCGTCGACGAACTCGCCGAGATGGGCGTCACGATCACGCGGCAGACAGGGAAGATGGCTAACTTCCTGATCGTGTACGGCGGCGGCGGTAAGGCGCTCGCCGAGCAGGCGGGCATCCCGCTCGAAGTCGCGACGGAGGTCGTGTACGGCATCAGGGAGCGGTATCCCGCGATCAACGCGCTGACGCAGTACATGGGTTCGATGCGCGACGAGGTCCGCACGATCTCCGGTCGTCGCCTGCCCGTCACGCGCGTAAAGGGCACCGGCTCGCGTGCGGGCGACCTGCGCACGTACGCGAACGTGAACTACCTCGTGCAGTCGTCGGCGCGCGAACTGCTCGTCGATGCGTGGCACCGCTTCGAGCACGACTTCGGGCACGACGGTGTCGTGTGGTGGCCGGTACACGACGAACTCGTGCTTCAGGTTCCGCACGGCAACGCCGAGCAGATCATCAAGGACGCCGAACAGTCGATGACGCTCGACTTCATGGGCGTGCCCATCACGGCGAGCGCGGTTAGGCTCGTCGACGAACAGGGCGTCAGCCGGTGGATGCCGGGCGACGTCGCCGAGAAGATCGCGAAGGGTGCATGATGCTGAACCCGTTCGGCGAGATCGTCGCCGCCATACTCGAAGGGCGCGTCGTCGTCGAACAGTCGATGCCGTCGCGCAACAGCGGAACGGTGCGCTACCGCATCAAGGTCGACCCGAAGGAGACGAAGAAGTGACGACGAGGACGTTCACGGCGCGGTACCCCGGCGAGTGCGACGACTGCGGTTTCGCGTTCGACGAGGGCGACACGGTCGGGTACGACGACGACAACAACCTGTCGCACGCGCGCTGTCTCGACGAAGCCGCCGACCGGGCGTCGAAGTCGCTCGACACCGACCCGTTCTGATGGGCGACACGTGGCAGTACGCGAAGGCGGCACCGACGCCGGGGCGCGTGTGCGTCGACTGCACGACCGAAGGCGTGGCGACGCAGCGTCCCGCGCCCTTCCCCGGTCCCCGGTGCGCGACTCACGACCGCATCGCCACGAAGGCGGCGAAGAAGCGCACGAAGGCGAAGCGCGTCGAGAACACGTACAGCATCACGAGCGAGCAGTACGACGAGCTGTACCGGGCGCAGGGCGGTCGATGCTTCGGCTGCCGTCGCGCGACCGGCGCGTCGAAGCGCCTCGCCGTCGACCACGATCACGCCTGCTGCCCCGGTCCGAAGTCGTGCGGCAAGTGCGTGCGTGGGTTGCTGTGCGACTACTGCAACCGCACGCTCGGTCACTACCGCGACGACCCCGCCGCCTTCGAGCGCATGGCGGGTTACCTGCGACACTGGCCTTCCCGCCGGGCCGGAGTGGTCCCGCCGCCCGATCGCGTGTACAGTGGTCACCATGACTGACACGCAGCCCGTCGACCTCGTCGGCGTCGCCGAGATCGCCGACGCGCTCGGCGTGCCTCGCACGACAGTGAGCATGTGGGCAGCCCGGCGCGCCGCGTCCGGCTTCCCGTTGCCGCTGAACGACCTCGCGATGGGTCCGGTGTACAGCCTCACCGCTGTGCGCGAGTGGCACGCCGCCCGATACGGGAAGGGAGGTACTTCCCCGTGAACATGGCTGACGCGCTCGTGCAGATCGCTTTCATGGTGTTCTGCGCGTTCATCGTGTGGTGCGTTCTGCGCGCAGGCGAGAGGTAAGTTCGCACATGAAGTTCGGGAGGGATGCGGGCATGGGCAGCGAAGTGGTTATCGGCGGGACGAGCAAGCGTCACAGCGGCAAGGGTCGCGACGACCGGCGTCACCTGGGCGAGATCATCCTGTCGAAGAGGACAGCGGGCGAACCGATGTACCTCATTGCCGCCGAGCTGCGCATCAGCGAGGACACGGCGCGCAACTACATGAAGCTCGCGCTTGACGCCCGCATCCCTCCCACGGTGGACGAGTACCGCCGCGTGCAGAACGAACAGCTCGACCAGCGCGAGCAGGCGCTACGGGCACAGGTCAGCGCGTGCGACGCGATTCTGACGATGCCCGACGTGACCGCGTCGATGATGCTGTCGGCGATGTCCGAGCGGCGTCAGACGATCGCGACGCTGATCCGGCTCGACGAGCGCCGGGCGAAGCTCAACGGCACCGACGCGCCCGTGCGGTCCGACGTCACGGTCACGATGCAGGACGGCGAGGACGCCGAGCTTCAGGAGATGATCGCCGAGCAGCGCGCGGCGGCTGCCGCTGCCGCTGCCGCGCAGCAGACGTCGTGACGTTCGAGTACCGCGCCGATCGCTCCGTCGGATGGAACCGTAAGGCCGCGTCGATCGCCGACCCTATGGCGTTCGCGCGCATCTACCTGTCGCACCATCTCCGGTCGGAAGAGACCGGCGGCGAGATGACGTTCAGCGAAGTGCATCATTCGTGGTGCGAGCACGCGAAGTCGTGGATGCTGCCGATCGGCGAGCCGATGCAGTACCGCGACGCTTTCGTCGCGCCGCGCTCGATGGGCAAGTCGACGTGGTGGTTCCTGATCCTTCCGATGTGGGCGGCTGCCTTCGGGTACGTCAAGTTCGCCGCCGCGTTCGCTGACAGCGCAACGCAGGCCGAAGCGCACCTTCAGACGTTCAAGCACGAGCTTGACACGAACGAGAAGCTGCGCGCCGACTTCCCCGAACTCGTGACGCCCGCCCGCCGTCCGCGCGGTACGCAGGTCGCTGACAACCGCGCGATGCTGTTCACGTCGAGCGGGTTCGTGTTCGCCGCCCGTGGCATCGACTCGTCGTCGCTCGGTATGAAGGTCGGCGAGCGTCGGCCCGATCTCCTGATCTTCGACGACATCGAGCCGGACGAGTCGTCGTACAGTGCCGACCTCGCGAAGAAGCGGCTCGGCACGCTGACGGACGCGATCTTCCCGCTGAACATCAACGCGCGGGTCGTGATCGCGGGCACGGTCACGATGCCCGGCTCGATCGTTCATCAGCTCGTGCGCAGCGTTCGCGAGACCGGCGCGCCTGAACAGTGGATCGTCGACGAGAAGGTGAAGTGCCACTACTACGACCCAATCGTCACTGACGAAACGACGGGCGAAGAGCGGTCCGTGTGGCCCGGTCGATGGTCGCTGGACTTCCTGCGCTCGATCCGGCACACGGCGAGCTTCGCGAAGAACTACGCGAACGACCCGCGCGGCATCAACGGGGCGTATTGGTCCGCCGACGACTACACGTACGGCGACGACGGCGAGGCAGCCGGGCACCGGTGGCTGATCTCGATCGACCCCGCCGTGACGACGAAGAAGTCGAGCGACTTCACGGGCGTGTCGGTGGTGAGCTGCCGCCGCGACGGCTCGAAGGCTGTCGTCCACTACGCGACCGAAGTCAAGGTGAAGGGCGACGGGCTGCGCGAACTCGTGTTGCAGTTGCTCGACACGTTCCCCGAAGTCGGCTTGATCCTGATCGAGAGCAATCAGGGCGGCGAAGTGTGGGGCACCGTCCTGCACCATCTCCCCGTGAAGATCAAGGCTGTACACAACACGCTGAAGAAGGAGCACCGGGCGTCGCAGGCGCACACGCATTATCAGCGCGGGCGCGTCCTGCACGCGAAGCGGCTCGACCGGCTCGAAGAGCAGCAGATCGCGTTCCCGAAGGCACCGCACGATGACATGGTCGACAGCGTCGGCACCGCGCTGATCTACTTTCTTGGTCCCCGGCGTGTCGCGCCGAAGGGTGGTGCGACGTCGTCGTCGTATGTGTAAGCTATGCACCATGAACAACGACACGAACGTCATCGACCTGACCGACCGCATCGTCACCACGGAGCTGCCCGCGCAGCGCGTCGAGACCGCGATCATCCCCGCGCAGTCCGCGCCGGACGACACGGTTCGCATCCCGACGTACATGGGTGAGCCGATGCTGCCGCCGGTCCCGTCCCGCCCCGGCGCGCTGCCGCTGCTCGGCTCGCGTCACGCCGTCCCGACCGGCGCGCGTCGCAAGGCCGCGATCGCGGCTGCGATGCCCGTCGGCGCGGCGCTCGCCTTCGTCTCGCAGGTGATCGGCTGATGAAGATCAAGCTGTACGGCGGTCCCGGCGACGGGATGACGGCGTCGCTCGACATCGACGAGATCGGCGTGTTCGCGTACGAACACGAGCTGCCCGACAGGACGTGCGACACGGTGCTGTACTTCCGGCACCCGACGCACTGTGGACACGCCGACTGCCCGGTCGCGTTCGTTCACCCGTCCCTTCAGGGCAAGATCGGATGACCTTCCGCTGCCGCCCCGTCTGCCTCCCCGGTAGGCGGGGCGGTGCGGTATGGTACAGGGCATGAGTGATCTCGTCGCCGGTCTGAAGGCGCTCGCCGCTGCCCGCCCCGCGCTCGACGAAGCCGAGCAGATGTACGAGGGCAGCGCCGACGAGATCATCGCGTCGAAGCGCATCGCGCGTGTGCTCGGCGAGTCGAGCGAGAAGTTCCGCATGAACTACGCGCGCATCGTGTGTACGTCGCGGCTCGACAAGTTGGAGATCAGCGCGGTGACGTCGCAGAACACGGCGGCTGCCGAGCAGCTTCAGCGGTGGTGGATCGACAAGGAACTTGCCGACGAGACGCACGACACGCACGAAGCCGCCGTCGAGTTCGGCGACGGGTACGTCATCGTGTGGCCTTCCGAGATCGACGAGAACGACAACATCGCCGACGTCGACATCTACTTCAACAGCCCGCAGTCGGTCCGCATCTTCTACAGCGGCGAGAACCCGCGCGAGGCGTCGTACGCGATCAAGGTCTTCCCGATGCGCGTCGACGGCGAAACGCGGCTGCGCGTGAACCTGTACTACCCCGACAGCATCGAGCGGTACATCAGCCGGGGCGAGCTGAAGACGGCGATCGAGTACGACGACACGATGTTCGAGCCGTTCATCGACGACGCGACGCCCGCGACGGACGACGAGGACGAGTACCCCGGCACGTGGCCCATCCCGAACCCGTGGGGCAAGCTGCCCGTGTTCCACTTCCGCACGGGACGCCCGTACGGGCGACCGGAGCACCGGGACGCCTACGGTCCGCAGAACGCCGTCAACAAGCTGATCGCAACGCAGATGGGCAACGTCGACTATCTCGGCTTGCCGCAGCGGTACGCGATCGAAGACAGCTCGACGAACGGCGGCGTGAGCGAGGTCGACGCGGACTTCGCCGACGACGACGACATCAACATCGGCCCGGACGCGAACAGCGGCAACGCCGACCCGAAGCTGAAGAGCGAGCCGGGTTCCGTGTGGTGGCTGAAGAACACGAAGGAAGTCGGGCAGTTCGACGCCGCGTCGGCGGGCGCGTTTCTCGAACCGCAGCGCGAGTTCGTGCAGGGCATGAGCGTGACCACGAAGACGCCGCTGTCGGCGTTCCGCATCGGCGGGCAGATTCCTTCGGGTGCCGCCCGCCGTGCCGACGACGCTCCGCTGAACGGGCGCGTCGCTGACCTTCAGCGCCGGTTCGGTACGACGTGGAAGCAGGTCTACCGCTTCGCGCTCGAACTCGTCGGGATCGAAGCCGACGTCGATGTCACGTGGGCACCGCTCGAAACCTTCGACGACAAGGACACGTGGGAGGTCGCGACGGCGCAGATCGAAGCGGGCGTGCCGCTGCGCCGTGTGCTCGTCGAGCGCGGGTACACCGAAGAGCAGTGCAACAAGTGGGGCGTGCCCGCGTACGGCGAGAAGTCGACGGCGCAGCAGGCGACCGACGTCGCCGCGCTCGGCGCTGCGATGCGCGATCTCGGCACCGCGTCGACGCTCGGCGCGATCACGCCGGAGCAGGTGCAGGCGGTCGTCGAGAGCGTGACGAAGCCTGCCACGCCGCCGACCGATGCCTGATCTTCTCTCGCTCGTCGACGAGCAGGAAGGCGCGCTTCTCGCTGCCGAAGACGGCGCAGCGTCGCAGGCGTCCGCGCGGCTGAAGGCACAGCTCGCCGAGATCATCGCGCAGGCGCTCGCCGCGTTCGCTGCGCTCGGTCCCGACGGCGACGTCGAGCCGCTGCTGCGCCGTGTGCGTGAACAGCTTCTCGCGCTCGGCGTCAACGTCGGCGACGACCTGACCGCCGGGTTCCTGGCAGCGCAGGCGCTCGGCGTCGACCATGCGAACGTGCAGGCGTTCGACGTCCGTCAGCGCATCGAGCCGGACATCGACTTGCCGGACGATGTGCGGATCGTGGCGCGCGAGACAGACGCACGCGCGAAGTCGAAGCTCGTCGACGCCGCCGAGAAGCTGTTCGGCATCAGGACGATGCCCGAACTGCTCGCCGGGCTGGCACGCGCGAACATGGCGGTGACGTCGATCGAGCGTGCGGCGAAGTGGGGCGTGAACCGTTCCGCCGCGTCGGGCGTCGCCGCTGCCGCGTCCGCCGTCGGTGCCGAACGTCTGTGGATACCGGAGCGCGACGCCTGCCTGCACTGCACCGCGTACGCCGGTCAGGTCGCGCCGATCGGTCGCCCGTTCGCGGGCGGGCTGACGTTCGCCGCGAAGCCGCAGTCGACTGCGCCCGTTCCCGATCCGCCGCTTCACCCGAACTGCCGCTGCCGCATCGCGCTGTACCGGCACGAGTGGTCGCGCCCCGGTCAGGTCTCGATCCCCGATGCGCTGAAGCGCGAGGCGCGCCGGTCCGTGGCGCGCGGGTGGTCGCTGCCGAGCGAGAGCGCGTCGCAGCGGTTGTCGGCTGCCGATCGTCTGCTGCGCCGTGGTGCAGGTCTGCCGCCCACGGTCGAAGAGCGCGCTCGCCGCGACGTCGAGAAGGGCGAGTTCCGGCGCGGTCGCTCCGTGCCGACTGGCAAGTAATCGTGTAAGGTGTACACGACCGGGCGCGCGAGGCGCACGGCTGACGGAAGGCTGTACTGATCATGGCGAGTTCCACCCTGATGCGCGAGCTGAACGGCAAGGGCAAGGCGAAGCCGAAGGCGCGCGGCAAGGCGAAGGACGACGACGAGTCGGACGACGACGAGATCGACATCGAGTCGGACGACGACGCGGACGACGAGGACGACGACGACGACAGCGACGACGACGAGTCGGACGACGAGGACGACGACGACGAGGACGACGCGAAGCTCGGCGAGAAGGGCATCAAGGCGCTGCGCGCCGAGCGGCGCAAGGTGCGCGAGCTGACGCGACAGCTCGCCGCCGCCACGAAGCCGAAGCCGAAGCGCAAGGCGAAGGACGACGACGAGGACGACGAGGACGACGACCGCAGCGAGAGCGACGCGAAGATCGCGAAGCGGGAACTCGCGCTGAAGAAGTCGTCCGCGAAGGCCGCGCTGCTCGCTGCCGGTGCGTCGGCGAAGAACGCCGCGCTGCTCGTCGGACGGATCGACTTCGACGACGTCGACATCGACGACGACGGGGACGTCGACGGTCTCGACGATCAGATCGACGAGCTGAAGGACGAGTACGAAGAGCTGTTCGGCAAGGGCAAGTCGGACGACGACGAGGACAAGCCGCGTCGCCGCCGGGCGGCTGGCAGCGGGGACACGGGTCGGCGCGAGCGGCAGGACACGCGCCCGAAGTCGTCCGCCGACAAGCTCGCCGCCCGCCTCACCGGCAAGGGCTGACCGGCTGGCACCGTCGCGGGCGGGCGTGCTACCTTGTACACGTGCGCCCGCGACGGGCCGACCCTGTCACTGATGCGAAGGAGTGCCAATCGTGGCGCGTACCAATCTCGACGTCTGGATTCCCGAAGAGAAGGGTTCCGACGTCCTGCTCGCCGTCCAGAACACGAGCGCGGCGGAGGCGCTGTGCCGTCGCGAGCCGATGG